AGTTGTGAATAGGTTTACAGAAGGGCCACCAGGTAATAGTGGTCCTAGGCAACAACCTGCTAGCAATCTAAAATTCTTTAATCTTGACGGAGAAGTTACTAACCTGTATGTTCCATTAGGTGGGTTTCAAGTAAACGATGGATTTGACTATGCGTCATCATCTTTAGGTCAACTCGGTGCTGGGGCAATGGCGGCTATTAACCGAGGCGGATCATTAGTAGGAGCTGCGTTTGAAGGTTTATCTCAATTTGGACAATCCGCAGTTGATGTAGGTAAAGCTTTTGTTAATTCTGGAGAATTAGGTAGAGCGGCCTCAGTAAGAGCTGCACAGGCAGTAGGTCCAGGCGGTGGATTAGCTATTAGAGCTACGATGAATCCTAACATACGTACAAACTTTAATGGCGTGTCTGTACGTGAGTTTGTTTTCAATTTTAAATTTTTACCATGCTCTAGAGAAGAATCACTAGCAGTCAAATCAATTATTCAATTCTTCAGATTTCATGCTTATCCAGAAGAGATTGCTTCGTTTGGCAGTTTCTCAGTAGGATTCGAATATCCTAATATGTTTAAGATTCGTCTATTAGCGAAAGGTGAAGATAGCAGATTCAAAAACATCGGTACTCCAATTAAGCTATCATATTTAAGAGCAGTAAGTACCACTTATAATCCAACGTCTCCAGTACTACATGAAGATGGTGCACCTACTGAGATTGATATGAATCTTACGTTTGTTGAATACAAAGCACAAACTCGCAAGGACATTGAAGATGAAGACAACGATTCATTCTATCATTTTGAAAATGGCCAACAGACGACTGAAGAAGAATTTCGAGGTAGGAGATAAGTATGTCGAACTATTTTAAATATTTTCGAAACGTAGATTACTTATTTGGTACTGAACAAGACACGGCAGTATTTCAAGACATAACATTGATGTCCACGGTTATTGATCAAGTTGCTGATGCATCAACAGTCTTTCAAGAGTACTATGTCTTGCCGAACGAGAGACCAGACCAAGTCTCACAGAAATTGTATAATAGACCAGACTATCATTGGACTTTTTTCTTGATGAATCCTAAACTTCAAGAACGAGGTTGGCCACGCTCTAATGGAAAACTATTCGAAGCTGCGGAATTAAAATATCCAAGAAAAGTAATTACTACTCGAACGAAACTAACCGACAAGTTTAAAGTGGGTCAGACACTAACTGGTCAGACCTCAGAAGCAACCGCTACGATTCTTGAGAGAAACCTCGATCTTGGTCAGCTATTCTTAGACGACGGAGTAAGTGGTACATTCGTTGCTGGTGAGAACGTAAACTCCACGAACAGCGACGGAGTGATTGAAGTTATCGTGGTTCAAAGTTTTGCTGATCAGTATAACGTTGCGCACCACTATGAAAACTCGTCTGGTGATCACGTTGATATTGATCCAGAAGTAGGACCCGGAGCTCAACTGACTGAGGTCACTTATTTGAATCGATTAGAAAGACTGAATGATGCTGACAGTGAGATCAAAGTAATTAGACCTGATTTTGTTAATGAAATTGTAAGATCTTTTAGAGAAACATTAAGCGTACGATGACACAACAGCGATCCGGATTTGAACTCAAATCAGTATTACTTGTATCTAACAGACTCGCAGAGTCAGTTGAGATGGTACCTATTGTCACTGATCTTGAGATTTTTGAGCATATTGAAAAACCATATTTAACTGGTAGGCTCATCGTAGTTGATGATTCTAATTTTTATCAAGACGCTGACTTACAAGGATCCGAAAAGATACAGATAAGTATTCGTAACTCAGAAGAAGATTCAGTAGAGATTACAAAAACTTTTTTCATATCAAAAATAGAAAAAATTCAAAAAATTCAAGATAACGCGCAGACATTAACAATTCATCTAGTTGAAGACATTTTTTATATCTCATCACTTAAGAATATTAACAGGCATTACACTGGTAAAATCTCTGAAATAATAACAAAAATCGCAAGTAACTTTTTAGATAAGACAGTTACTGTAACTGGTAGTGATAAGAACATTATAGAAGTGATCGTGCCTAACATGCATCCAATCGAAGCGATGTTGTGGTTAAATAAAAAAGCAGTTTCAAATCGTGGCTATCCTTTTTATTTTTATTCAACATTGATTGGCAACGAATTAAGAATGGAAAATTTAGGTGACATTCTTTTACGACCAACTTTAAACTCAGGAGATAAAGATCCAAACTTTACTGTGTCCTCAGTAAAAGCACAAGACACTACGGATGTTTTAGCTCAGAGAAGAGTGATTGAAAACCACGAAATGAATTCTCAAGAGAACTTGCTTAACTTAATTCGTAAGGCTTTAATTAGTTCTAAGTTTGAATATATTGATACGTTAACAGAAAACACAAGATCATTTGACTATAATTCTAGAACTGATTTATTTCAAAAATTAATACACGATGATATTCTATCTGAAAGACAACCTAATCCTTCGATTGATTTTGGTGAGCTCATCAATGATAAAACTATAGACACTTACAAGAATATGAAGTCCACCTATGTTGGTGGATCTATGGCTTTTAGAGATTCAGATGGAGATAGTCCGCTTCAATATACTGATTGGAATAATTCGTATGGTGAATATAAAACTGGAGCAGAATATAAATTAAATGTAATTAAAGAAACAATGGATACTATATTAAAGAAGAATCCTCTTACGATAAACATCAATGGATTAGAATTTCTTAAAGGCGACTTCCACAAAACCGTTGGTAACAATATTTCTATCTCGCTGCAAGCCACGCATGCTGATGCCGAAGATAAAGAAGATAAGAAAAAATCTGGCGATTATTTAATTTATTCTGCAAGACACATGTTTAAGAAAACTATAGACAAGTATGATATAACTATGAACTGCGTAAAGATCGGTAACATGAAAAGAGTAACGAAATGATGAATTATTACGGAGATCAGATTAGATGGTTTGTGGGTAATGTTACTGATATTAACGATCCACTTCAAATGGGCCGGGCACGTGTAAGAATCATAGGCATACACCAGAATAGTGAAGTAGAGATACCAGCTGAGAATCTACCTTGGGCACAGACAGTAGTGCCTGTAACTCAGGGTGGGACGAATGGATTAGGAAATATCTTAGGGATACAACCTGGCGCTCGGGTGTTCGGTATATTTATGGATGGTCCAGATTCTCAGTTACCATTGATTCTTGGTTCCATGCCAAAGTACGAAGACGCTTCACCTGGAGACAGATCTACGAATCAACTTGCACGTGGTACAAATACTTTAGCCGCAAGAAAAGTAACACAAGGTACTGACCCAACTAAGACAGCAAACAATGAACCCTTTGATGAACCTGATTCTCCATACGCTGCGGTTTATCCAAAGAACTTTGTGCACGAAACTCCTCGTGGCCACGTAATCGAAATTGATGATTCATTTACTACTGACGCTGATGGTAATGAAACTGACCATTCACGTATTCACATCTATCATCGTTCCGGTTCATTTGTTGAAATGCATCCAAATGGAGATGTGGTCACTCATCATAAGAATGGGTTTAAGACAGTGCACGGTAACGATAAAGTCTATATCACCGGTGATTTAGATATTACAGTGGATGGAAATATGAACTTAACAGTTGGTGGTAACGTAACTGAATCTATCACAGGTAACTTAGACATTGATGCAGCAAGGATCGATCTGAACTAATGGCTCACCATTTTGAAATATTGAATCAAGGTAAAATAATAGTCTACAGTAACTTTGACGATATTCCAGAGTCTTTTGAAAATTTAATTCGATTCGCACCTGAGATACCACCTGAGCCACATACTGAAGAACAACATCATGAAATAGATCAGTGGAATAAACGATTACAAATACTTATGAGAAGAGAAACAAAATAATGCCAGCTGTTACAAGAATTGGAGACGCAGACGTACCACATTGTTCCGCAATGACTCGTGCTGCAGGATCTTCTAATGTGTTTGTAAATGGTATTGGTGTAAGCAGACAGGGCGATAATAACACTGGGCATTTATTGCCACCAGTGCCATGTCCATCTCACGCGGCTCCGATTACAACTGGATCAACTACAGTGTTTGTAAATGGTAAAGGGTGTGGAAGAATTGGAGATGGAATCACCGGTTGTACATCAGTAGCAGCAGGTTCTTCGAATGTTTTCGCTGGATAAGGTATAAATAGACTCATGGCACGTGTATTTTCGACAGAAGACGGTAACCTACAAACTGCTAGTATTCTTACTAGCAGAATAAAAACTTATAGTGACATCGATCTAACGTTTGCTAAAAAATCGAATAATGATATATTTAAGAAGAACGATGCAGCGGCGGTTAAACAGGCAGTAAAAAATCTACTGTTGACTAACTTTGGTGATAAACCATTCGAACCATTCTTTGGTGGAAACTTAAACGCGTTCTTGTTTAATCTCGATACAGAGTTCGATAATGAAGATATAGAAGACGCGGTTGCGCAGGCTTTAGCGAATCACGAACCTCGAGCGATACTACGCCAGGTTATAGCAGACATAAAGCCTGATCAAAATACCGTGACTGTAAAAGTAAAATTTCAAGTAGTAAACGTGGCTGAAACACAAGAAATAGTAATAGACCTAGTGAGGGCAAGGTAATGGCTGTTATAAGATCTTCCGATCTTGATTTTGATACAATCAAGTCAAACTTAAAAACATTTTTTCAAGCTCAGCCGGAATTTGCTGATTACGATTTTGATGCATCGGGTCTCTCGAATATCTTAGATGTCTTAGCGTATAACACTCATCTCAATGGTCTAACAGCTAATTTTGCTATTAATGAGTCATTCTTAAAATCTGCACAATTGAGATCCTCGGTCGTCTCACACGCAGAAACACTAGGTTATTACGCTTCGTCAAAGACAGCCTCATCCGCTGTTGTTACTATTACAGCAGCGACTTCGGATACCGTTACCGCATCAGCTGTACTTCCTAGGAATACAGAATTTACTGGTACACTTGGCGACACGTCGTTTACTTTTCAAACAACCGAGGCATTTACTGCGACGAATGATGGATCAGGTAACTTTGCTTTTAAGGACGACAATGGTCTATCAAACATTACCATCAAGGAAGGCACAAGAAAGACTAAAAACTTCATTGTAGGTGAAATCACAGAAAATCAAGTATATGTCATACCTGATGTTAACGTTGACAAATCAACCCTGCAGGTTAAAGTTTTTGATACCGTATCATCGAGTTCATTCACAACTTACACAGATATCGAGAACACCGTAAGAATCACTCCAGAATCTACGGTATTCATCATACGTGAAACTCCGAACGGATTCTTTGAATTAATCTTTGGTGAAGGAAACGTTTTAGGAAAAAATCCAACTTCAGGTAATAAGATTGAAGTTACCTACATAGCATCAAATGGAGCAGATGCAAATGGAATATCTTCGTTTACTGCTGATTCAACACTCACCATTGGCTCGACAACGGTTACTCCAACAGTTACGGTTGTGTCAAATTCAGCTGGTGGAGCCGAAAAAGAATCGATAGAATCTATTAAGCTAAACGCACCAATTGTTTTCGCCTCTCAACAAAGATTAGTGACGGCTGAGGATTATAGGGCTATTATTTTACAAAGGTTCTCTAATCTCATAGATGCTGTAGCAGCTTGGGGTGGTGAAGATAACATTCCAAAAGAAACAGGTAGTGTATACGTATCTCTAGACTTTAAAGACGGTATTACGTCTGACGTTCAAACGACTACCAAGAACGCGATTCGAAATGATATAACTGATAATCTTGCTATCATGTCTATCGATACAGAATTTGTAGATCCGATTACCGCACTCGTTGAAGTGACGGTAACTTTTGATTTCGATCCAGATCTTACGAGCACGACTCTCGAAACGCAACAAGAAAATATCAAGTCTGCTGTCAATACTTTCTTTACCGATAATCTTGGAACGTTTAATAAGACGTTTAGAAAGTCAGCACTGCTTGCTACCATTGATGCTCTTTCTCCAGCTGTTCTTAACTCAGCTGCAACCGTAAAGGTTCAAAGATCTTTTACTCCATCGCTGAATACTACAGCGGATTACACGATCGATTTTCCGATGCTTATTGCTTCGCCTGACGATGAAAATCGTATTATAACTTCTTCCACGTTTACTTTCGGTGGAAACACGTGTATCTTAAGAAATAGATTATCAAGCAACATCATGGAAGTTTTTGATCAAACTAACGAAGCAGTCGTTGTTGATAACGTAGGAACTTATGACGAATCAAATGGTTCAATAAAACTGAATGGATTTGGGACAACTCTCTCAGCGATCACTGGAGGTTCAATAAAAATCTCAGTGGTTCCCGCTAACCAAGAAACGATCAAACCTCTAAGAAATTATATCTTTAATGTGGATAA